GTATAAGTATATTTTTTTCGTAGCGAAAAAAGTTTTATTTTATAGGGTTATATATTGTAAGCATTTAATATGCACCGACTTTTAAACATTCGCATTATTTCAAATAATCGGTACTGCTTTGGTACTGTTTAAATGGTAACTGATAATATAACAGTTTAAATAGTATTAAAATTCTATTGTATATCTCGAATAAGTTCTTAAATGTTTTTATTTTTATTTAAGATAGCCAACATTCATTAATAATTGTGCTTTTTCGTATACAAAAAGTCCAATATGACGGGTACGGGCAAGAGCCACAGGGGGGTATGGGGTACGATATATACACAAATACACAGATTAGGTAAATTAAGTGTTAACCACATAAGCAATATGTCAATCAATATGTGGTAGTATTGCAACTATATACCACTAAAATACTAAAATAATTAATTTTTGGGGTTGACAAAGGACACAACTTCGGTTATAATATAGTATATTAACATAACATATAACATAATATATTAATATAACATATAACATAACATATAATAATTAAAAAAACATATTAATATAATATATTAACATAATATATAATATACCCCTCCTATTAGTAATCATATCCGTGCTAAATTAATTTTTTACTTGACAATGCCTAAAAAATCCGTAAAACTATATACAGATAATGTATTAGATGCTTTTTATGATTGTATCCGTAATAATACATTACATAAATTACATATTCCACACAGTGATGTATTCTATGCTCGTGCTGCAATCGAGGCTCGGTACGGAAAAAGATTTAGTTTAAAGCGTGTTGAAGACGCAATGATAGCCGAAGGGTGGAAAGAAAAGGAATAACAATGGCAAGCGAATTACAAAAAGCCGTAGAAGAAATGACTTATAATATGATGTCTACAATCTTAGCACATCCAGATAAGTTCTCTGATGAAAAAGTTAAAGTAGCAGAGGCAAAATTTAAATTAGAAAAAGTTAAAGGTGATACACCTAAGCCCAACCCTAAAAGAGTTGAGTCTTTTGCTCAAGATACAACTACAAGTTTAGAAAATATGAAAAACTTGGGTAAGAATAAAGGTGGACTTACTAAACCTAAAATGATGTATGGTGGTATGGCGAATAAGAAAAAGCATAACTATGCAGCGGGTGGCTCTGTAAAAGATAGACTGGGTGTTATGATTGCTGTAGGTAAGATTAAACCTAACAATGCCAAGTAGCCCTCGTAATTATAAATCAGAGTATTCTAAATACCAAGCAGCTCAACTACAAAAGAAAAAGAGAGCTGCTCGTAATAAAGCTAGAAGAATGATGGTAAAGACTGGGGCAGTAAGACCCGGTGATAAAAAGGATGTTTCCCATAGAAATGGAAACCCATTAGATAATAGACGAAAGAATCTTACAGTTAAGCCTCAATCTAAAAATAGGTCTTACCCTAGAAATAGAAAAGCTGGAAAAAGATTTCACGGTAGTTAAAGGAGATTAGTATGCCAAAAGGAATAGGAACATATGGGTCACAAGTAGGAAGACCACCAAAAAAGAAAAAGATGATGGGTGGAGGTATGCCACTCAAAAAGAAGAAAATGATGTATGGTGGCATGTCTACCAAGAAAAAGAAAAAATAAAATAAAAATGTCAGAGAATTTTGAAGATGGTGGAGATAGTTCTTTTGCAGGTTCGATAGGAGAAGAAGACCTACAAAAAATAAATGTTGCTTCATCTGAAAATACACAACCAACCCAATCGTTTTTTAATTGGTTAGATAACATTACTTCTAGGGAAAAGGGGAAAAGTTTTTTTAACTGGTTAAATTAATTAATTAAACTTTAGGATACCCCACACATGTTAGACCCCATTACCCTTTCAGCAGCCGTTACCGGTGCGACTACAGCCTATAAAGCTATCAAGCAAGCTATAAGTGTAGGTAAAGAAATAGAAGATATGTCATCCGAACTAGGTCGTTGGATGGCAGCTGTAAGTGACGTAGACAATGTACACAAGAATGCAAACAGTCCATCAGCATTAGATAAAATATTTAATGGCTCAATAGAACAAGTAGCCATAGAAAGTTTTTCAGCCAAAAAGAAGTTAGCTAAACAACGAGAAGAATTAAAGAATTTCCTAGTAGCCAATTATGGTATGCAAGCATGGGATGATTTACTGCGTGAAGAAGGAAGAATAAGAAGAGCAAGACAAGAAGCTGTCTATGCAAGAGAAGAAAGAAATAGACAGGTACGAGATTACACAATAATGGGAGTTGCTTCTCTAGTTGGTGTAGGTGCTTTAGGATGGATGGTTTGGATAATAAGTCTTTCTTTCTAAGTATGTTATTATTATTAATTTTTTTGTTTATTGTTATTAGTGCTACGACAACCAATGCCTACGAAAAAGATGATTCCTCTACAAAAATAATGACTACATGCCGATTGGCTAGTCAAATACTAGGAAATAATCAAAGGGTTTGTGTTTTTTTAGGAGCAAACAATACACAATATAGAGAGTACCTTCCGTATGATGCAGGTGTATGTCCTAGAGAGTATCAATGTCCGTATCGACCTAATGAAAAGCCTTTTAGTTTAAAAAATGCAATTAAAAGTATAAAGAAACAATTTAATGATTGACAAGAATTAGCAAGTATGGTATACTATAATGAAATTAATATGGGTATTGGTTGTATTTTTACAGGGGACTGATATTCAGGAAGAAGTTTACTTTCAGGATTTAGATACGTGTTTAGAATATTCTGAAAGAATGAGAAAACAAGACCATCATCAAAGGGTTGCAGGAGATAAGATATATATAAAGGCTTACTGCATACCTAAGAAGATAGAAGAATAAGAAAAGGAAATAACAAGAATGAAAAAATATTTATTAACAGTATTATTAATATTGCCATTTACAGCAGCACAGGCTGGCTTACTTGGATTGGATAGTCAAATCAAAGGTGAATATAATTTAGATACAGATACGTCAACCCTAACTTCACAGATAGGTAAAACAATCGGAATGTACGGATTGTCTGTTACAGGAGATGTAGACTTTGACGTAATGGAATTTGCTTACGATGGAGTAGATATTAAAGCTGAGTATGATGTACTACAACTAAACAATGCATCTGTATATGTTTCATCAGGTTTAGATACTAATTGGGAAATGGAAGACATTAAAATAGGTTTAGAGATTAATTTTTAATGTGGATTCCTGTAATAATTATAGCGTGGAACTTAACAGGTTCACCTATATGGGTTAATTTTCCGATGGTTAATTTTCCGTTTAGTGCATTAGAATCTTGCCAAGACTATGTAAAGACAGTCAGGGAGCAAGTAACTAAAAGTGACAAATATGTATCAGGGTACAGCGTATGCATAGAAGTACCAGAGAGACAAGGATTACCGACATGAGTTTAAAAGATTGGAATAAAATAAATTTAGATATGTTTCAGCAGAAGTTTGGCGAAGGAACAGCCTTTGACTTAGACTATGGTAAGTTATTAATAATTGGATTACTTGTATATCATATATTCTTTCAAGGCTAATGAGAAAATTACTTTTCATTCTTCCTTTATTGGCAGCGGCATGTTCCTATATGCCTGAACCTTTAAATGACCCAGAAGTGTCAACATTAGGCAAGAAGTGTAATGGACAGACTTGGAGTTATATTTGGATTTATAAAAAAGGTCAGAATCTAACTGCATCTGAAAAGAAGTGTAAGATACCAATTAGGAGATTAGATGCTACATAAGCTATTTAAATGGTGTGAAAAATATTTTAAAGTTAAAGAAATTAAATATTTAACTGGGAAAGAAAGCTAATGGTTTTAAAAAGACATCAAAATCCTAAAGGTGGTTTGAATGAAGCAGGAAGAAAACACTTTGAAAAAAAAGATGGTGGTAATTTAAAAGCACCTCTAAAAAAAGGCACAAGTCCAAGACGAGTTTCTTTTGCTTGTCGTTTTGCAGGGATGAAAGGTGCTATGAAAGATTCTAAAGGTAGACCTACACGTAAAGCACTGGCATTGAAAGCATGGGGATTTGGTAGTGTAGAAGCAGCATCTAATTTTTGTAAAAGGCATAAGAAAAAGAAATGAATAAAACAACCAAAGCAAAAGCAACAATTAAAAAAGTAGTAAAGGGACTAAAGAAAGCAAGTAAGTCTCATGCAGGTCAAGCTAAAACTTTATCAGGTATAAAATTAAATAAAGGTGGAAGTACAGTTAATAAAGCAGGAAACTATACAAAACCAAGTATGCGTAAGAGTTTATTTAGTAGTATTAAGTCAGGTAGCAAGGGTGGTAATCCCGGTCAATGGTCTGCTAGAAAAGCACAGATGTTAGCCAAACAATATAAAGCTAAAGGTGGAGGATACCGATAGTGGCATTAGCCAAATCACAAAGGTCATTAAAAGCATGGAGCAAGCAAAAGTGGAGAACGAAATCTGGAAAGCCCTCATCGAAAACTGGAGAAAGATACTTACCAGAGAAGGCAATAAAGTCATTAACACCTGCACAGTACGCAGCGACAACCAAAGCAAAGAGAAAAGGTAAAGCACAGGGTAAGCAGTTTGTAAAACAACCCAAGTCAGTTGCTAAACAAACAAGAAAATTTAGGAGATTTAGTTAATGTTAGGATTAAGTACAATATTAGGACCTGTAACTAATCTTGCAGGTACATGGTTACAAGGTAAAATGGATAAGGCTAAAGCCGAGACAGACGTAAAGGTTGCTCGTGCTAAAGCTGAAGCAAAAGTATATGAGACAGAAGCTACATCAAGTATGCTGATGGAACAGAATTTAACACAACAAATGGCAGGGTCATGGAAAGACGAATTTTGGACAATTATTTTTGGTGGCATACTTGTAGCATGTTTCTTACCTTGGAGTCAGCCATATGTAGCAGAGGGTTTTACCTTCCTAAACGAAAGCACACCACCTTGGTTTAGTACATGTTTATATATATGTATAGGTAGTAGCTTTGGATATAGGTTTGGTAAAACAGGTCTTCAACTGATGAATAAAAAACAATGACTTGTGCGTGTGGAAATGAAAACTGCAAATGCAGTACAGATGATTTAATACCTGATAAGTTAGCCTATCAAGTTAATAAGCGTAGAATGGCATGGGTATTAATTTATTTAATGGCTATAACAACAATATTAACTCTAGCTTTTCCAGATAGACTGGCAGAAGCTGAGAGTATTCTTATGACTCAATACATAAGTATGTGTGGATTAGTGGGTGCATACTTTGGTTTTAGTGCTTTAGGAGGAAGAAAGTAATGGGATTTTTTAGTAGTACACCATCTGAGAAAAAACAAAAAAATAAAGATAAATTTAAAGATAAGTATAGTATTTTAACAAAAAAAGATTATGATTCTTTAAGTAAAGGTGATAAAAAAAAGTATGACTTTGCAAAAGAAAACAATCTTATAGTTGCACAAACGAAAAAAGGAACAGCCATAGGAAATAAAAAGTTTGTAAAAGTTTTTGACCCCGTAGATTATACAATTATATCTGCATTCAATCCATTTGAACCTACTAAAAAAACATTAAAAAGAAAACTTGAAACTAAAAAAGATAAGGAATTACAAAAAGCTAAGTTGCCGTTTGATAAAAAAAGAGATTTTAATACAGATTACGGAAGAGCTATTGGAACAAAACCAGATATGTCTACGCAGACAGTTGTTTTTGGTGATACAGGAAAATCTAAACCTTTAATAAAATTTTTAGCTGAAAGAAACAAAAAGAAAAATAAAGGTGGTTCTATTGACTATAGAAAAGGTGGAATGGTTTTATCTACCGCAGATAATAGAAAGAAGAAATGACCAAATCTAACGGATGGGATAATCACGAAGATACATTTGAAGAAACCTTACGTAGAGAACTTGTAGCAGCTCAACAAATAATACTCTTATTAAGAGAAGATTTAAAACAGATGACAGAAGCCTACTATAGTGTTTTAGAAAATATACAAAAGAAAAGGACTTTAAATTAATGGATTTTATAGATAGACTAAGAGAGGAACTTAAAATAGATGAAGGGTGTAAATATGAAGTATACTTGGACCACCTTGGACTACCTACGTTTGGTATCGGACATCTCATTACTGAAAAAGACCCTGAACACCAAATGGGGATGGGAACACCTGTTGACGAAATACGAGTCAACGAAGCCTTTGAACAAGACGTACAAGTTACGATAGGTGAGTGTCAAATACTATTTGATGACTGGGATGAACTTCCTGAGACTGTACGATTAATTACAGCAAATATGATGTTTAATATGGGCAGACCTAGATTATCAAAATTCAAAAAAATGATTCAGGCTGTTAAGGATAAAGATTGGCTTGAAGCTGGAGACCAAATGCAGGATTCACGATGGTACAAACAAGTAACAAACAGAGCCGACAGACTAATCTCACGGATGAGAGCAGTAGGCTTGAGTTAAGAAGACAAAGAGAAAGAAAAAAACACATTAAGAATTTAATTGAGTGTTTTAAACCTAAGGATAGAAAGTTTATAAAATATGGCTAGAAAATTAACAGAACGTCAGAAAAAGTTTCTTGAGGCTTTATTTGCAGAAGCTAATGGAAATATAAAAGACGCTAAAATTATTGCAGGGTATTCTCCTCAATCTAATAGCAATGAAATTATTCAATCATTAAAAGAAGAAATATTAGAAGCAACTCAAACTTTTATGGCAGGCAATGCTCCTAAGGCTGCATTTGCTATGGTAAATGGTATAGAAGACCCTACTCAATTAGGTATTCGTGATAAAATGAATGCTGCTAAAGAATTACTAGATAGAACAGGATTAATTAAAACTGAGAAAATGCAGGTAGAAGCGACAGGTGGAGTTATGTTAATGCCAGCAAAACAAGTATCAGCTGAAGAAGATGAGTAATGCCACGTATTTTAGATAGATTAAGTTCTCAGCTTAGAAGTAAAGGACATGATAAAAAAAGTTCGTATGCTATAGCTACAAGTAAATTACAAAAAGCAGGGCATTTAAAATCTAAAACACATAAACCTACTTTAAAAGGTAGTATAGCTGGTAGAAAAACTCCAGCTCAAAGAGCTATACAACGTGCAGTTAAAATATCAGGTAAGTCACCTAATGCATATAAGTATAATAGTAAAACTAATAGAGCTACTTTAAAAAAATGAGTAGAAGTTTAGGCAAGTGGAAACTACCACAACCTGCAGATATTAAAGAGGATGGTGTATGGGTATCGATTCCTCGTATTGCTAGGACAATACCTTTTGGGTATAAACAAGATACAAATGACCCAGATATTCTTAGACCTGTATCAAAAGAGTTAGATTTATTAGAAAAAGCTAGACAGCACGTAAATCAATATTCTTATAGAGAAGTAGCAAATTGGTTGACAAGTAATACAGGAAGAACTATTTCTCATGTTGGTTTAAGAAAAAGATTACAGAATGAACGACAACGTAAGGACAAGGCTAGAAGCATCCGTCAGTGGGCAGAATATGCGGAAAAGGCAATCGCCAAAGCGTATCAAATCGAAACCGAAAGAACAGGAGCAAGTACAAAAGAAGCTACAGGTTAATACAGAAACAAATATAGAACCTATAGAAGAAAGAGCTAATGTACTATTTAAACCTAATGATGGACCTCAAACTGATTTTTTAGCTGCTTCAGAAAGAGAAGTTCTTTATGGTGGTTCAGCAGGTGGTGGTAAAAGTTATGCTATGTTGGCAGACCCATTACGATACATGGGACATCCTCAATTTAGTGGATTGCTACTTAGACATACTACGGAAGAATTAAGAGAACTTATATTTAAGTCTCAGGAATTATACCCAAAAATATGGAAGGGTATAAAATGGTCCGAAAGAAAAATGCAGTGGACAGCACCATCAGGTGCAAGACTTTGGATGTCGTATCTAGATAGAGATGAAGACGTATTAAGGTATCAAGGTTTAGCATTTAGTTGGATAGGATTTGATGAGTTAACTCAGTGGTCATCTCCATACGCATGGAATTATATGCGTTCAAGACTACGTTCAACAGCACCTGATTTGCCTATATTTATGAGGGCAACTACAAACCCTGGTGGTAGAGGACATATGTGGGTAAAACGTATGTTTATTGACCAAGCACCTTACGGAAAGGCTTTTAATGCAACAGACCTCGAAACAGGAGAAGAACTTAAATACCCAGCAGGACATGAAAGAGCTGGAAAACCCTTATTTAAAAGGAGATTTATTCCTGCAAGATTATCTGACAATCCATACCTCGCTGAATCAGGTGACTATGAAGCAATGCTCTTATCCTTACCTGAACAGCAAAGAAGGCAGTTATTGGAAGGTGATTGGGATATTAAAGAAGGGGCTGCATTTACTGAATTTGATAGGAGTATACATGTTATTGAACCCTATAAAATACCTTCGAACTGGATTAAATTCAGAGCTTGTGACTATGGTTATGGCTCGTATTCGGGGGTTGTTTGGATTGCTGTTTCGCCATCGGAACAATTAGTAGTATATAGAGAACTATACGTATCAAAAGTTTTAGCTACTGATTTAGCCGATATGGTTTTAGAGATGGAGTCAGGCGATGGAAATATTAGATATGGGGTTTTGGATTCTTCTTTGTGGCATAAACGGGGTGATACTGGTCCATCTTTGGCTGAACAGATGATTATAAGAGGATGTCGTTGGAGACCTTCAGATAGAAGCAAAGGTTCTCGTGTATCAGGTAAGAATGAAATACACAGACGATTACAGGTAGATGAGTTTACAGAAGAACCTAGATTAGTATTTTTTAATACCTGTACAAATATAATATCACAATTACCTGCTATACCTTTAGATAAAAGAAATCCTGAAGATGTAGATACTAAATCAGAAGACCATTTGTATGATGCTCTAAGATATGGGTTAATGTCTAGACCAAGATTTAATCTATTTGATTATGACCCTACAAATAAAAATACAAATACAATGCCAGTTGCAGATGCAACATTTGGATATTAAAGGATAAATTATGGCTGAAGAACAAGAAAATACTATAGATGATAGCTCTGTTATATTAGAAGATATTAATGATTCAGATAAAGATAATAAAACAGATTTTGAAACATCTTCTATTATAGATTATGTAATGGAAAGATATAGAAAATCTGATACGCATAGAGAACAAGATGAACAAAGATGGCTAAGAGCCTATAGAAATTATAGAGGTATATATGGACCTGATGTACAATTTACTGAAGCTGAAAAATCTAGAGTATTTGTTAAAACGACTAAGACTAAAACTCTTGCAGCTTATGGTCAAATTATCGATGTACTATTTGGTAATAGTAAATTTCCGTTAAGTGTTGACCCAACTGAATTACCTGATGGGGTAGTAGCTGACGTACATTTTGACCCTAAAGCTCCTCCTGAATTAAATACTGAAGATGCTGCAGAAAGCCCATACGGATTTAAAGGTGATGGAAAAGAATTACCTGCAGGTGCTACGGAAAAATCTCTTAAAGATTCACTTGGACCTTTATCTAATAAATTATCTGAAGTAGAAAATTTAAAAGAAGGTATAGGCACAACTCCTTCAGCGATAACTTTTAGTCCTGCAATGGTAGCATCTAAAAAGATGCAAAAGAAAATACATGACCAATTAGAAGAATCAAATGCAAATAAACATCTTAGAGGTGCAGCATTTGAAATGGCTTTATTTGGTACAGGTATTATGAAAGGACCATTTGCTGTTGACAAAGAATATCCTAATTGGAATGAAGAGGGAGATTATGACCCTGCATTAAAAACTGTCCCTGAAGTTAATCAGGTATCTGTATGGAATTTTTATCCTGACCCTGATGCACATAATATGGATGAAGCTCAATACGTTATTGAAAGACATAAAATGTCTAGAAGTCAATTACGTAGTTTAAAAAAGAGACCTTATTTTAGAGATAATGTTATTGATGAAGTCGTAGAACTAGGTGAAAATTATGTTAAAAAGTCTTGGGAAGATGATTTAACAGATTATGCTCCTGAACACGGCATAGATAGATTTTCTGTACTTGAATACTGGGGTATGGTAGATACACAGTTATTTATAGACCACGGAATTGATATACCTAAAGAATTACAAAATACTGATGAATTACAGGCTAATGTGTGGATTTGTAATGGAAAATTAATTAGAATGGTTCTTAATCCATTTAAACCTGCAAAAATACCTTATATGGCTGTGCCTTATGAATTGAATCCTTATTCATTCTTTGGTGTAGGTATAGCTGAAAATATGGATGATACTCAAACATTAATGAACGGTTTTATGAGAATGGCTGTAGATAATGGAGTATTATCAGGAAATTTATTAATAGAAGTTGATGAAACCAATTTAGTTCCGGGTCAAGATTTATCTGTATATCCGGGAAAAATATTTAGAAGACAAGGTGGCGCACCGGGTCAAGCTATATTTGGAACAAAATATCCTAACGTATCTTCTGAAAATATGCAGCTATTTGATAAAGCTCGACAGCTTGCAGATGAATCAACAGGATTACCCTCATTTTCACATGGGCAGACAGGTATTACAGGTGTAGGTAGAACTGCATCTGGCATATCTATGTTAATGAATGCTGCTAATGGAAGTATAAGAACTGTAATTAAAAATATAGATGATTATTTACTTAGACCTTTAGGTGAAGGATTATTTAGTTTTAATATGCAGTTCGATTTTGACTCAAGTATTAAAGGTGATTTAGAAGTTAAAGCTAGAGGTACAGAAAGTCTAATGGCTAATGAAGTACGTAGCCAAAGATTAATGCAATTTATGCAGGTAGCATCTAATCCTGTATTAGCCCCATTTGCAAAATTTCAATATGTTATTAGAGAAATAGCCAAGTCTTTAGATTTAGACCCAGATAAAGTAACTAATAATATGGATGAGGCTGCTTTACAGGCAGAACTCATGAAAGGTTTTCAAGCACCAGCTCCTGAACAACAGCAACAACCTATGCAAGAACAAATGGTTGCAGGTGCTAATCCTGCTGACCCAACAGGTGCAGGTGGTGGAACTATAGGAACAGGTCAAGCACCTCTTCCACAGGAACAGGGATTTACAGGAAATGGACAAGCAGCTACTCAGCAAACTCAAGCCACTGGTGAGCAACAACCACCTATGGCAGGGGTTCAATGATTATATTGATGCTTTAATAAATCAGCAACATAAAGCATTAGAGCAATCTGATAATAGTATTATATTAAATCGTTCGCAAGGAGCTGTTGCAGCTTTAAGAAGATTAAAATTACTTAGAGATGAGGTATTAAAAAATGGCTAAGACAATTCCCGATAAACCAGTGTCTAAACCTAAAAGACCTAAAGCAGGTGAATTATTAGGGAATTTAGAAATGAGAGCTGCTTTAGAACCATTTATTGCTAATGACCCTTTAGGTAAGTTAGGTTATGAATTATTCAGAAGAGGAGAAATTAATGTAGATGCTTTAGTTTTACCATTTGAAAAATATGGACAAGAAGTAAAAGCTTTAGGAAGTAAAAGTAGTGTAACTCAGGGTACTTTTCAGCCATTGGGTGAATATAGAAAAGCTCCTAAAGAAGCTTTAGAATCTCAAAAATCTTTAGATACTTCTTCTAAACCCAGTCTATGGTATTCAACAGGTAGAGATGCAAAGTTAAGACCCGGATTTGACGACATGAGTACTCTTTCTCATGAATTACGCCATGCTGCAATGAATTATCTAAAAAATAAAGGTTTATATGAATTACCAAAAGAAATTGATGGTCGTAAATTTCATACCCTAGACACTGAAGAAGCGTTATTAAGCTTACAAGATATTAAACGTATTAAAGATAAGGATTATTATACTAAAGATTTAGATGCAAGTAGAGGTAGGCAACCAAAAGAAAAATTTATACCTTTACTAGATTCAATATATTCAGAAATTTCAGATATAGCACAAAAAGAATTAACTAACTTAAATGTACCAAAAGAAACTAAACAAAAAGAAAAAGGATGGATTAGTAAGGCTAAAGATTTTTTAGGATTGGATAGAGGAGGAATACCAATGCAAAAACAAATGAGTTTATTTCAAGATGGAGGTCTTGAACAGGATGGTAATACAATAGACCCTGAATCAGGTAATGATGTTCCTGTTGGTTCTTCACAAGAAGAAGTGAGAGATGATATACCTGCACAATTAAGTGAAGGTGAATTTGTATTTCCAGCTGATGTAGTAAGATACATTGGTTTAGAGAAGTTAATGATGATGAGACAAGAGGCTAAAGCAGGTCTTGCACGTATGGAAGAAATGGGGCAGATGGGTAATTCAGACGAAGCTACTCTCCCTGATGATTTACCATTTAACGTAGATGATTTAGAATTAGCTGATGATTCTATACCTGTACATAGAGGTGGTTCTATTCCATCTTTTGCTACTGGTGGAGGAACATTAAATCAGTATGCTGATGATATAACTGTACAACAAGGACAGACAATACCACCTTCAGATGTTGGGATTAATCCTCCTGTAGAAAAAATAATACAAAATCCACCTACTAATTATCAAGCTCCAACTGTAGCTGATACACCTGTAGCTGCTCCAACAGACCCATTACCTCCGTTTGATGTATTTGTACCTCCTGTAGCTGATTCGTATAAAGAATATATAAATGACGAAGGTTTAATAATAAATGTTCCATACTTTAGAGGTTATATACTTCCGGGATATACAGTACCTCAAGGGTACAGATTAAAAGAAGATGAAACTGTAGATACTATAGCAGACGAAGCTTTATCTGATATAACTCAAGAGCCTGAAAGAGATAGGGAAAGAGAAATACAAGTAGCTGAAGAAGAAAAGAAAATGCGAGATAGAAGTTACGATAATGTAATTAGTCAAGTAATGCGAGATAATCCGGGTTCTACTCTTGATGAAATTATAAAGAAAATAAAAGACGGAGAAGCGACAGCCTTTACGAATCCATTAACAGGCAATATAGTAAAAGCTCCAGGATTTTTATTTGATGAAGATAACATAACTTCTGCATATAATCGAGCTTTATTAAAAGATGAAGATGATTATGAATCAGGCGAGGGTATGGAAGATACAGCCCTAAGAGGTACGGATGCTCAAGAAGCTATAAATAAAGCCGCAGAAGAAGACCCTTGGAATATAAAAAGGTTAAAGGTAGCAACTCAGACAGATATAGCAAAAGGAAAAAAAGAGGCAGCAGACAGAGAAGCAGAAATGGTAGCAAATCAAGAAAGAATAGCTGCTGAACAAGCTGCTAAAGAAGCCGCACAATCTGATAGACAAAGGATAGCAGCAGAAGCTGCTAGAGATGCAAGAGAAGCAGAAAGACAAGCACAAAGAGATAAAGCACAAGCCGAAAGAGAAGCTAGGACTGACAAACAAAAAGTAGAAGTTGCTAAGTCTAAAAGAGAAGGCGGACAAGGATATGTTCGTGCTAAAGGTGGCATAATAGAAAAACCTAAGCCAAAGAAAAAGATTATGAAGCGAGGTGGATTAGCTTCTAAGAAAAAATAATATCCACTATATGTTGGCTACTCATCCCCCCAAGTGGCTACTTTGACCCCAACAAGGAGAAAGAAAATGGCAGAAGCCGTAATGACAAAGGAAGCAACACCTAAAAAAGTTGCATTTGTGAGTAAACCTTATTCACAGGAAGAAAAAATAAAAAGAGATGAAGAAGAATTAAAACAGCTCATAAAAGAACAAAAAAATCAAGATACCGAGTCTGAAGATAAACCTGATGAGGAAGTAGAACCTAAAAGTGCCGAAGAAAAAACTTTTAAAAAGAGATATGGAGATTTACGTAAACATCAGCAAGAAATACAAAGAAACTTTGAAAGTGAAATATCTGATTTAAAAAAACAGTTAGAAGCATCGACTAAAAAAGAAATTAAGTTACCTAAGACTGAAGAAGAAATAGATGAATGGACAAAGAAATATCCTGATGTAGCTGCAATAGTAGAAACTATAGCTACCAAAAAAGCAATGGAACAATCTAAAAGTCTTGAAGAACGTATGAAGACTATAGATGAAATGCAGTTTAATGTAACTAAAGAAAAAGCTGAAGCTGAGTTATTAAGACTACATCCTGACTTTGCAGAAATTAGAGACACTGATGAGTTTCACGAGTGGGCTGAAGAACAGCCTAAATGGGTACAAGATGCTTTGTACGAAAATGATAATGATGCAAGGTCAGCTTCAAGAGCAATAGATTTATATAAAGCTGATAAAAATATTATAGCTTCTAAATCTAATAGTTCAAATAGAGATGCAGCTAAATCAGTAAATACCAAATCTTCAAGAAATAAACCTATTGAAGATGAATCTTCTAGTTATTTTAAAGAATCCGAAGTCCAGAAAATGTCTTCTCAAATGTATGAAAAAAAACAAGAAGAAATAATGGAAGCGATACGTACAGGTAAATTTGTATATGACATATCGGGTTCTGCAAGATAAATATAGATATATGTAAAAATATAGTTGACAAATGATATTTTTTATATATAACTATAAGTAATATAAACTAACCTCATATTGACTACTTAGTTTATTATATAGCAAATTCTAGTTAATATTAGAACTACTCTGTAAAGTAAAAGCCCAGTTTTATTCCGTACAGATAAAATTGCACCTTTGAACAATAGACCCCTCAATAAACATTTAGTATTTTGCATTTGTTAGTAGTAAAGGAAAAGGAGAAATATTATGGCGTTCCAAACTGCTGCTGGCTATGGTAATCTGCCCAATGGTAACTTTTCACCAGTTATCTATTCGAAGCAGGTTCAATTAGCTTTCCGAAAGGGTTCTGTCGTTGAAGGCATAACTAATTCGGACTATTTTGGCGAAATCGCAAATATGGGCGATACAGTCAGAATTATAAAAGAGCCAGAAATCACTGTTAAGGAATATGCTCGTGGTTCTCAAATCACACCGCAAGACCTTGACGATGAAGATTTTTCTTTAGTTGTTGACAAAGCAAATTATTTTGCATTTAAAGTTGACGATATTGAAGAGGCTCATAGCCACGTAAACTTCCAACAGTTAGCATCTGATAGAGCTGCTTACAGGTTGGCAGACCAATATGACCAAGAAGTTCTTGGTTATCTAAGTGGCTTCAAGCAATCTAGCTTGAGTTCAGTTGCGGGTACAGCAAATACTACCGTTTCAGGTACAAAAGCTGTTTCTACTGCTGGTTCAAACGAATTGCTTGGAAGTATGTTAGTAGATGCTAACGACTTTAATGGTGGTACAGCAAACAATTCTATTGTTGTAGTACCAAGAGGACACGGACAGGCTGTTGATTCTACAACTGCAACAGCTTCACCTATGTCTGTGATTGCTCGTATGTCACGTAAGTTAGACCAACAGTTTGTTGATAAAGACAGCCGTTGGTTGGTAATTGACCCTGTTTTTGCTGAATTGCTTCAGGATGAAGATTCCCGTTTAATGCAAGGGGATTGGGTAACTGATTCAAATAGCATCAAAAATGGATTGATTATCAATAACATACATGGCTTTAAAGTCTATCAATCTAATAACTTACCATCTGTAGGAAATGGACCAACAGGAGCAACTTCTACTGGTTCATCACACTATGGTGTTATTTGTGCAGGACACAGTTCTGCTGTGGCTACTGCCGAACAAATCAACAAGACAGAAACTTACAGAGACCCTGACAGTTTCGCAGATATTGTTCGTGGTATGCATTTGTACGGTCGAAAGATACTTAGACCTGAAGCACTAACTCGTGCTTTCTATGTATCTAAGATATAAGGGAGGATAACTAATGGCTACTTATGATATGACATCATCCGATACCACAGGGGTATCCTCTAATTCTATCGCAGCACTACCTTCTCAATCAGGTATGGGTGCAATGCGTATGGTTCAAGCTTACTTGGACATTGACGCACTTGTAGCTGAAGGATACTCAGGAACAGATGGAGATATTTTCCAACTTCTTGAAATTCCAGCAGGAACACTCGTTCTGTTTTCAGGTGCTGAAGTAGAGAAAGCGTTTACTTCTAGTTGTACTCTAGACATGGACTTTGCAGCAGGTGATGACATCATTGATGGTGCTGACATCACTTCAACAGGGTTCTGTGCCGAAGGTTCAAATGGACAGTCAAACGATGTGACCACAGGTGCAGCTTCAACTTTTACACAATTTATATCAACTACTGATACTATTGATTGTAAAATTGCAGGTGCTGCTCCTGCTACAGGAAGATTACGAGTATATGCTTGTGTAATCGACTGTAACGATGTTGGTGCATCAGGAAAAGCTGATACGGTTGATAGAGACCAGTTAGCGTAACTTAATATATGAGGGTAGGCAAATAGCTTATCCTCATATAAACACATTTAAAATAATAGGGAGAAATAAATGGCTGATGCAGTTACAAGTCAGACAATACTAGACACACCTTCAAAACTTGTAATGAAATTTACAAATACAAGTGATGGTACAGGAGAGAGTGCAGTTCAAAAGGTAGATGTAAGTGCATTTACAGCAGGTCAAGGAGGACCTCATTCTGATACTTCTGCTGCCACTTGTAGTGAAGTAACAATAGATAAAATTTGGTTTAATAATAGTGGCATGACTGTCAAACTTCTTTGGGATGCTTCTTCAGATGTTGAAGCGATACATCTTAAAGATGGTGATGGTTATTATGACTTTAGTGATTTTGGTGGATTAAGAAATAATGCATCATCTCCAACAGGAGATATAATGTTTACAACAGTTAGTCATAGTAATACTGATTTTTATTGGGTTATACTAGAAATGACTAAACTCTCTTAACCTAAAGAAAGTTTTTAATACATGGCTGAATCTTTTTTAACAATAACAAATAAAGTTATTGCACGTTTAAATGAAGTTGAACTAACCTCATCTAATTTTAGTAATTCAAGAGGTATTCAAACTCAATGTAAACATGCTGTTAATGAATCTGTTCGTTATATAAATCAAAAAGAATTTAATTATCCTTTTAATAATACAACTACAACTAAGACTTTAACTACCGGTACAGTTAGATATAGTTTACCTTCTAGTACAAAAACACTTGACTATAATACATTTAGATTAATAAAAGATTCTGATTTAGCTTCTGCAGGTGGTAGATTAATAATTTTAAATTATAACGAGTATATTAATAATTTTATAACTCAAGAAGATGATATAACAACTAATAATTTAAATGGTTCATTAAATGATTCGGCAACAACAGTTACAGTAGATAGCACAACTGGATTTGATTCTACTGGTACAATCTACATTGAAAATGAACAAATAACTTATACAGGTACTTCTTCAACAACATTCACAGGTTGTACTAGAGGTGCTAATTCAACAACCGCAGCATCACATTCTGATGATGTTCAAGTCGCACAGTTTACAGGAGGTGGTATTCCTCAGTATGTAATAAGAACTCCCGATAATGGATATTTATTATATCCTTTTCCAAATAAAGCCTATTCAGTAAAATTTGATTATTATACTTTTCCATCTGATATGTCTGCGCATGGTGATACAACAACTATTCCTGACAGATTTGCTGCTGTTATTGTAGATGGTGCTACAGCTTTTGTATATCAATATAGAGGTGAAACACAACAATATCAACTTAATATGGAAAGATTTGAACAAGGCATAAAAAATATGCAGTCACTATTAATTAATAGATTTGAATACGTGCGTTCTACTTATATACCTCGTTCAGGATATGCAAGTGCCTATGATAAAAATGTAAGAGTTATGTAGTGGCTGATTTATCTAGAACACAACCTTTTGCTTTTTCATGTGAAGGTGGATTAGTTTTAAATCAACCAACATTTAATATGCAACCCGGTCAAGCACTAGAATTATTAAACTTTGAACCTGATATTGATGGTGGTTATAGAAGAATAACAGGTTTTAGAAAACAAGTTAATCATATAGTTCCTCAAACGTCTGCATCAACTGAAAAGGTATTAATGGTTGCTCAGTTTGCTAATAAGATTGTTGCAGCAAGAGGTACAAAAATATTTAGCTCAGCATCTACTGAATTAGCAACAGCCATAGCTTCAGATACAGGCATGACAGGTTCAGGAACGATAACAGTAGATAGCACGACTGGGTTTAGTTCAAGTGGAACATTACAGATTAACTCAGAAATATTTACTTACACAGGTGTATCATCTACAACATTCACAGGTGTAACAAGAGCAGCTTCAAGTACAACAGCTGCGGCTCATGCTGTTGACGATGTAGTATCTGAAAGTTGGACAGAAAAAGATACAGGTAGAACAAGTGCAGGTAAATATAATTTTGAACGATTTAATTTTGATGGTAACGATAAGTTAATTGTTGTTGATGGAAATAATGACCCCACAGTATTTAATACGTCTATTGCAGCAACAGATGTTACAGAATCAACAGTTGAAGGGTCTAAGTATGTAACTGCATTTAAAAGTCATATGTTTTATGCAGGAAAGTCAAGTACTCCACAAACCCTAGTATTTAGTCAGCCTTTTGATGAAGATGCCTTTAGTAGTGGAAGCGGAGCAGGAAGTATCAAAGTTGATGATACAATTGTAGGATTAAAGGCTTTTCGTGGTGACTTATTTATATTTTGTGAAAACAGAATATTTAAAATGACAGGAAGTTCATCTAGTGATTTTGCAATAACCCCTGTTACAAGAGATATAGGGTGTGTTAATGGCGACACCATTCAAGAATTTGCAGGTGATTTAATCT